CTTTTGGCGCTGCGAGCTGTATTAAAGTAGCCGCTGACAGCTGGTACATAGTGGGCAAAATTAACTGATGTCTTTAATTCTTGGGATATTAGATAGTGGCGGGGTGGCGGCTTCTACCAGTTCATACGAATCTATTGCCAGTGCTACTGGCACAGGTTCAAGTGGAACAATAAGTTTTACTTCCATTCCCGCTACTTATGCTCATTTGCAAATTAGATATATTGGTAAAGAAGATTCTACTGCAAGTGCGGTTGCAAGAAACATTTATTTACAATTTAATTCTGATACAGGTGCAACAAGTTATGCTTACCACGAGTTATTAGGCACTGGTTCTGCGGCTTCGGCTGGTGCTTCACCAAATCAAAACGCTATATATTTAGGCGATGCAATAGCAACTAGCCATTCAAGTTTAGCCAATGTGGTAGGTGTTGGAGTAATAGATATTCACGACTACGCTAGTACAACTAAAAACAAAACAGTAAGAACAATGTACGGCTGTGATGCTAATACTGCTAGCACTGCTTTTCAAATTAATTTGCGTTCGGGTTTATGGATGAATACTGCTGCTATTAACAGAATTGATATTAAAACATCTAGTGGCAATTACACTACCGCCTCAACCTTCGCCCTCTACGGAATAAAAGGTGCATAATGGCAACCACATACGAGAAAATTGCTACAACTACTTTGGGTACCGCAAGCCCAACAATTACATTTAGTAGCATACCTGCAACTTATACAGACTTAAAGTTAATTTTAGTGAGTAACAATTCAAGCAATAATCAAGATGGCAAACTCACTTTTAATAATGATTCATCAACACTTTATTCAGATACGCATTTATTTGGAGATGGTTCTAGTGCATCAAGTTATAGAGAAACAAGTCAGGCTTATATTGCTTTATTTAGTATTGCTAACACAGGTGCCTCTACATTCAGTTTGTGTGAAGTAGATATATTTTCTTATGCAGGTTCTACTTTTAAAACAACGCTAAGTGCTACTTCTAATGATAAAAATGGTGCAGGGGTGGCGGCTCGCACAGTGGGCTTATACCGCTCAACCTCTGCAATAAATAGATTAGATTTAGCATTGACCGCAGGCAATTACAATACAGGCACTACAGCCACTTTGTACGGATTACTCAAGGCTTGAGGAGATAAAATGCCAGCCACATATACTTTAATTGATTCAGAAGTTTTAACATCAAGTGCGGCATCTGTTACCTTTTCGTCAATACCTGCTACCTATACGGATTTGGTGGTAAGAATATCAGGGCGCACAGATGTTAATAACAATAATACCTATTATCAGTGTGAGTTTAATGCTTCTACTGCCAATTTTACATATCGCCAATTATATGCAGACGGTACTTCGGCTGGCAGTTCAAGTGGAACTTTTGGATATTTTGGAGTAACTAGCGGTGCGGCTGATGTTGCTAATGTCTTTGGAAACGCTGAAATATATATTCCAAATTACGCAGGTTCAACTAATAAGCCATTTTCTGTCTTTGCAGTACAAGAAGATAATGCTAGTGAAGTTTATATGAGCGCAATTGCAGGTCTTCGCTCTAATACTGATGCTATTACTTCTATAAAAATAAAATCGGCAACTGGTAATCTAGTTTCAGGCTCATCATTCTATCTATACGGAATATCCAACGCTTAACAAAGGAGAAAGACAATGGCAGATACGCCTACAAAGGTTATAGTGGATTGCAGCACAGGCATTACTGAGGTGCTACCACTAACAGCGCAAGAGATTGCAGATATGGAAACTGCAAGAGTAGCGGCTGAGGCAGAGCGTGTAGAGCGTGAGGCTGAACAAGCTGCTAACGCAATACTTAAAGCCGAAATTTTAGACAGGTTAGGAATTACCGAAGCCGAAGCCAAGCTTTTGCTTTCTTAATATGGATGGCAAAAATTATTGAGCTTACAAGTCCTAATGGATGGCCGGCTAGTGAAGATCGTAAAGCTATAGGCATACAGTCTTTTGCTATACCCGGCACATCTTTTAAGATTGCATGTGCCAAAGATGTAGCAGCAATACTTGTTGCCTTTTGTAAAGAATTTAATGAGCTTGTAGAGCCTATTGATAAAGGTCAATTAGATGACTGGGGTTATGCTTTTAGGATGACTAGGGGATCAAATAAGGTTTTGAGCAATCACTCATCCGGTACAGCTGTAGATTTAAACGCTACAAAACACCCTTTGGGTAAGTCAAATACATTTACAAAAGAGCAAGTAAATACTATACAATTGCTTTTAGTTAAGTATGGCTTGGCTTGGGGCGGCAATTACAAAAAGCGTAAGGATGAAATGCACTTTGAAATAGCTATGACAAAAACACAGGTGCAAAATAAACTTAAACAGTTAGGAATCAAATGAAATTAAGTGCTAAACAAAAAGCAATAATTAAATCTTATCTACGCAGTATAGCCGCTGCTACTGTCACTACACTCTTAGCATTAGTGGCTGACATTAAACCTGAGTTATCTATTCTTGCCGGTGCCTTAGTCGCACCTTTGGCAAGGTATTTTGATCCAACAGATAAGTCCTTTGGCATAAACAGCTAATGAGTCCCAATGAGTGGGCAGGTCTATCTGTAGCTGTAATAACAATAGTCGGCTCATTTATTGCATCTGTAAGATGGCTTGTAAAACATTATTTATCCGAGCTTAAGCCTGACAAAAATGGCCAACACAATCTTGAGGGTAGAATCTGCCGAATAGAAAATAAGCTAGACACGCTCTATGAAATACTCATAACTAAAAAATAATCTGCATACCCTTCTCCTATGAGAAGCTGCGTGATAGTGCCAACTAGGGGCAGACCTGAAAACATGGCTAGACTAGCTGAATCCTTTGTTGGCACCAATGCATCTGTAGATTTGTACGCTGTTATAGATAATGATGATCCAAAATGGGATGAGTATGTTAAAAATGATAACTATAAGTGCCTACCTTCGGACAATAAAACAGGTGGGTGTGCGCACGCTCTTAATGATGCTGCGAAGCTCTTACTTGATTATAGTCGCTTTCCTATTTATGACCTCTACATTTTTATGGGTGATGATCACCTTCCTAGATCGCTGGATTGGGACAAAGCTTTTGAAAAAGCGTTATTAGGTAAAACAGGCATTGCCTATGGTGATGACCTTTTGCAAGGACAAAACTTACCTACAGCTTTTGCAATGACCAGAGATATTGTCCTTGAGTTAAATGGCATAACATTTCCCGGCTGTAAGCATTTGTATTTTGATAATTTTGTAAAACAATTAGGAATAGATCTTGGCTGTTTGATTTATCTACCAGATGTAATTATTGAACATTTACACCCGGCAGCTGGTAAGGCTGAAATGGATGAAGGTTATGAGAGAGTCAATCAACCTAAATGGTATAAAGAAGATTTGCTAGCCCTACAGACTTACTTAAGATCTACAGAGTATGCAGATCTAGTTTATGCTCTTAAATGAAAATCCTAATTACCGGCTCACATGGCTTTGTAGGCAGAGCTTTTAGGCGTGCCTTACCTTATGCACAATTGACTTTAGTAGATCTCAAAAATGGGACAGACTGCCGGGACTTTTTTAAATTAGAAACAAAAAAATATGATCTTGTCATACATCTTGCAGCTGTAGTAGGTGGGCGGCAACAGATAGAAAATGAGCCTTTAAGTTTAGCTGTAGATCTTGCCATTGATGCTGAGTTTGCTAATTGGTGCATGGTTACAGAGCAGCCTTATGTAGTTTATTTTAGTTCATCCGCTGCATACCCAACAGAGCTACAAACATTAAGTAAAAAGCATAAGCTAAAAGAAAAAGATCTAAACTTTAAAAAAATTGGCGCACCTGACATGAGCTATGGATGGGCTAAATTAACAGGTGAAATGCTAATGAGTTACCTGCGTGAGATGGGTACACAGGTCTTAATACTCCGACCTTTTAGCGGCTACGGCACTGATCAGGATATGACCTATCCTTTTCCTTCAATCATGCAAAGAGCTATCCTTAACTCAAATCCATTTGACATCTGGGGTAGAGCAACTACTACTAGGGACTTTATACACATTGATGATGTAGTAGATGCTGTAATTACTATGGTGCAAAACAATTGCAATCAAACAGTCAATCTTTGTACAGGCAGGCCTACTACTTTCCTTGAGCTGTCCCAGATAGCCTTAAAAACCCTTGGTATTACAAAGATGCCTAGGTTTAACATATTGGCAGATAAACCGGCAGGCGTGGCCTACCGGGTCGGTGACTCAACAATGATGAGTGATTATTACACTCCAAAAATTAGTCTTGAGGAAGGTGTCCATAGAGCTATTGCAGGTGTTTTGTGATTTATCATTAGCTCATGGCAACTAAACGCAAAAGCAAAAAAGTAGCAAAGCGAAGGCGTACAACTAAAGATACGCCTTTAACAAAACTTGATTTTTGGGCTATTGCAGCTAATGAAGTTTATATGGCTTGCCGCAAAGCTGGTATGGATGAAGGCACAGCTCTAGCGTTTGCAATGGACAGGTCAAGTTATCCAGATTGGATTGTAGATACAAAAGATCCTATAAAAAATCCTCTTGACGATTTTGACGAGGATGAAGATTAAGCGGGACAAGTCTGTTAATGCTCGCTACTTAATTTGTAGTGATCTGCAAGTGCCATTTCAATTTGATGAGGCAATTGTCAATTTAAAAAAGCTAGTAAATACTTTTAAGTTTGACCTTGTATTAAATGTAGGTGATGAGCTTGACCTAAATACAATCTCTAAGTACAGTCAAGGCAAAGCTGAGTCATTTCAACAAACACTAAACGCTGACAGAGATCTTTGTAAAGATATTTTGTATGATCTAAAGACAGATGTAGTTTCTAGGTCTAACCATGCCGATAGGTTATTTAGTGCGGTTAGTCAGATACCCGGTCTAATGGCTTTGCCAGAGTTACAATATGAAAAGTTTATGGGATTTGATGAGCTTGGCATTTATTATGCGAAAAAGCCCTATGAGATACCCGGCACTGACTTTGTACTCTGCCATGGGGATGAGGGTAACCTCTCTAAAATTGGCGGCTCTAGTGCGTTAAACATAGCGAAAACTTGGGGGCGGAATGTAATTTCGGGGCATAGTCACAGGATGGGCTATACATGCCACTCAGAGGCCTTTGGTGGCCGATTACAGAGGGTTTTAGTAGGGGTTGAGGTAGGTCATACCTGTTCAATGCAAAAGATGTCCTATCTGGCAAAGCGCAATTATTACGCTAATTGGCAGGCCGGGGCGGTAATTATGACTGTTAAGCGTGGCAACCCTAGCTTTGAGATGATCCGGTTTAACACAGACGGCAGCTTTACTGCCCTAGGAAAAGCCTTTGGGTAATTGCATTTGTCAGTGGGCTATGCTTTAATTGCTTTTGTAAATCCATTTGAAGGGATGGGATATGAACGCTACAGAGTATGCACAAAAGGGTTGGTTTGTACTGCCACTAAAAAAACAATCTAAAGAGCCTGCAAGATTTTTACGCCATGGTTATTTAGATGCAACACTTGATCAAGAAAAAATTGATAAATGGTTTGCAGATCAAGAGCTAAACATTGGCCTTGGTATATCACAATCTAGTTTAGTTGTATTAGATTTTGATTTTAGAAATGCTTGCAGAGATCCCAAGTTTTATGATTTATTGGATCGCTGTTTTAAATGCAATACACATGTAGTAGCTACACATGATGGCTACCACATTTATTTCTATGTAGCAAAGCCTATGCAATTCAAAGGCAAACTAATGTCAGGTGTAGATATAAAACACAAAGGTTATGTAGTCCTACCACCATCAATACATCCAAGTGGCACACTATACAAAATAGTAAATGATGTAGCACCGGTAGATCTACCAGAGGATTTAATGAAATTGATGACATGGTAATTGTTAAATATGACAAGGTAAGTGGTGCGT